ATTTATACCCAGGATATGATAAATCAATTCTTTTTTTAGATATTTATAACATATGTCATTAAATTCGATAATAAAAAGAGTAATTAAGGAGCAGACTGAAAACGTCGTAATACTAACACCAGAAGAATTCAAAGAAAATTTGGCATACTTCAATAATGATGTTGCATTATTAAAACGATACTACAAAAATAAAGATATTATCATTAAAGGTAACTTAGATATATCTTACAATAAAGAAATCAAAAATCTTAACGTTATTTCTAAAATTGAAGGTAATTTAAATATCCAAGGTAGTAGTGTCGATGTATTTGACGATAATAAAGCACGTAGTGTTTCTGACTATGGTAGTGAAAGATATCTTATTAAAAAAAGAGAAATACTAAGACAAAAAATTGAGTATTTAGATGAACTAAGAAAAAAAGATGCTTGGGATATTCAAAATGGAAAAGAAGTATCTTATCAAACTGAAGCTCTTTATAAATATTTAGATGAAAATGGTGCTATAAGTTATTATGATGATGGAGTTAGTGAAGAAGAAGTAGTTGAAGACAAATATTTTATTTATCCTGAAAAATATGGTCACTATGGTGGAAAAATGTACACATGGTTAGGTGATGACAGACACGAGTCGGAATACATTGTTTATAATGAAGATGAAATAGAAGTTGCGGCCAAAGAAGCTATACAATCAAGAATAGATGAACTTGGGTATGATGCATTTAGTGATTGGCTTTGGGAAGATAACTTAGATAAAGACGCTATCAGACATTACTTAAGAGAATATTACTCAGAAATGGTGTATGAGGGACCAGAAAGTTGGGGTATAGAAAAAGAGTTGTCAGACCAACAAGAAAAAATTGTAACAATTTACAGACAAAAGATTGAAAAATTATCTCAAAAACTACGAAGTGAAGATTTAGATAGTGAAAGTACTAAAGAATTAAACTCTGAAATGGAAGACATCTATGCTATAATAGAGGACATCAGAGAAAATCCTGAAGGTGGTTACGATGAAGATGAAATTGAAAGAGCCATAGAACATTATATTGATGAGTATGTTGACGATTTTCCTGGGTTTTTACGAGAAATGGGTTTTGATAAAGATGAGATTATGAATTTTGTGGATGTTGATGGTGTTATGGATTATATAATTAGAAATGATAGTTGGGGTGATATAATTGGAAGTTATGATGGAGGTGAAGAAGAATACAACATCAATGGACACATCTATATAGTAATGAGATTCAATTAATTTATTTACAGACTAACTTATTTTCTTATTTTTAATTTCATGGAGACAAACTGGGTATTTCAAGAACCTATTGATTTTGAGCACAAGCAATACGTTATTTTAGATTATCTACAAAAAATAGATAAACAACTTAATTCTTTAAAGTTATACCCAAACTTCCAACAGATATCTTATCATTTAGCAAATATCAATTTAATAATCGAAAAGGGTCAGTTTTTAACTCTCAATAGAGCATTAAAAGACCCTGATGATGAAATATTACTATCAGACTTAATTGCAAATGAGGTTCCATTTTTTACAAGAGAAGAGATTGGTGAAATCTATAATAGTTGTGTTTTTTCATCTGAAAAACTAAAAGATTACTTCAACCAAGCAAAAGCGATATGGGAAGTGGCAAGTGATACTATAGCTGTTGAACCAATTCAAAATCAAAAAAATATTGAACCAAAACAAGGACTTTTTATTATCAAAGATAATGAAATTAACCACCTTTATGAGTTTATTATTAAACCTATTAAAAAAGATGCGGTTGAAACCAAATGTGTTATTAAAAAAGTTTGTACTTGTGAAACTGACGATTTTGAAGATAAAGTAAAAATGGTTAAAAACTCTCTCATTAAAAATTTAAATCAACCAGACGTTTATAAAAACTTAATTCTTTTTAGAATATACCACACTAATCAGTTCCCATTCAAAGAAACAATTTTACCATTGGCGAAAAGAAAAGTAATGAATTATATGATTCAATCTAAATTAATTTCTAAAAAAAATTTGACAAATAAAACACAATAATTTATTTTTGTACTATGGAATTAGGACTATATGAAATACTGAAAAACCTCTCCAAACAATACCCGAATGATATGGAGTTTGGTTCAAAAGTTAGAGTTATTCTCAAAGAAATAAATGGTGAAGTTAATACCGACCTATTAAGTACTTTAGTTGGAAAACAAGAGTTAGAAACACTAAAAGAAAAAATAGAACCAACCGATGAAGAGTTGTCTAAATTAGAAGAATTTTTAAATAACATTAAAACAAAAGAAGATGGGATTTAATAAGAGATTTTTAAACAAACAACAAATCCTAAGAAACCTACATCACATAATGGAATACCTTGACGCCGACGCTGTTTTTACGACGGACGAGTTTTCTCGCGCTGTTTACAATCTATTCAATAGTGGTGCCGATGAAGAAACAATAATCAACTATATAAATAATAATAAATGAAAGTTAAATTAGAATACGTTTGGCTTGATGGATATACCCCTGAACCAAATTTAAGAAGCAAAGTTAAAATCGTAGACTACGAATCGATTAAAAATACAGTGCAAGTTGGTAAGTTACCGGTTTGGAATTTTGATGGTTCATCAACAAATCAGGCGGATACTGGAAATTCAGATAGAATCTTAAAACCAGTAAGAGTTTATACTAGATATGGATTCCCATTAGAAAACAGTACTGTGTATGTTTTATGTGAGGTTATGAATTCAGATGGTAAACCACATGAATCTAACATGAGAGCAAAATTAAATGAAGAAGAAGAAGGTCTTTGGTTTGGTTTTGAACAAGAGTATTTTATCCGTGAAGAAATCAACGGAGGTATTTTAGGACACAAAAGAAACATTCTAAAAGGTCAAGGTGAATATTATTGCGGTGTGGGTCACAATGTTGCGGGACGTGATTTTGTTGAGGACCATTTAAATATGTGTTTAGAATATGGTATCGATATTACAGGAACAAATGCTGAAGTTGCGTTAGGGCAATGGGAATACCAAGTGTTTTCAAAAGGTAAATTAAAAGGCGGAGATGACCTATGGATGAGTAGATACTTCCTATATAAAATTTCTGAAAAGTATAAGTACCATATTGATTTACATCCTAAACCACTTACACATGGTGAATGGAATGGTTCAGGATTACATACAAACTTCTCAAATAATAAAATGAGAAATGAAGGTGGGTATGAATATTTCTTAGCTATTTTCAATTCATTTGCTTCAAGACACGAAGAGCACATCAAAGCGTATGGTTCAAATAATCACTTACGATTAACTGGTGGGTTTGAGACACAGGCTATTGATAAATTCAGTTGGGGTGTGTCTGATAGAGGAGCGTCAATTAGAGTTCCGCAAGACACGGCGAAAGAATGGAAAGGTTATGTTGAAGATAGAAGACCCGGTTCAAATGCCGACCCATATAAAATCATTAGAGAGGTTTCAAAATCATTAGACACTGCTGAAGAAATTTTGGAGATTAAAACTAATATGAAGTCTAATGTTAACTTATCTGGTTTAAGTAAAAAATACCGAACATTTACTAATGATGAGTTATTGAAAGAATACCGTAATGATGATGATTATGAGTTAACTGATGAAATGATGGAATCTAAAGCTAATATAAAACCAGGAACACAACCTGAAAATATTAATACAAGTAATACGGGCACAATACCCGAATCATTAAAAAACGCATTAATGAACGCTAAAAATTATTCAACCAATGGATAAAGAATGTGTATGTGGTGGAACAGGACCTTGTCAGTGCCCAACACCAAAAGTAGAACAAGTAAATCACCCCCAACATTATGGTGGAGAAAATAATCCTTACGAAGCAATCAAAGTAATTGATGCTTGGGAGTTAGGGTTTAGTTTAGGAAACACAGTAAAATATATATCACGTGCAGGAAAAAAAGGAAAAGATAAAGAACTTGAAGACCTCAGAAAGGCACTCTGGTACCTCCAACACCACATCGAAACCCTTGAAAAGTAAAACGGGTCTTGATAAGGAAATAAACGTATTAGATGCGATAACAACACCAAATGAATTAATCCGTGAAACCTCCATTAACTTCATGTGGGGATTTCTTGGAAATTCTATAGTTGTTTTTGCAGCAAAAGAACTGGACTTTTTAGTTTTAATTAACTACATTATTTATTACATATTGATTTCGTATATTGTGAATAGAAAAAAATATGAAACAATGTTGGGTAAATTTATA